CGTTACCTAGGGCAGGTGTGCCGCTGCGAACCGCATCCACCGCCGGATGACCCGCTGATTCGCGCTGAGGTGGCCGAGCCTGACGACTGGGCTCGTCTGGAACGCGCTGGGCGGCGCACGAACGGCGTCGACCACATCCCGGGGGTGCTCCCACCCGGCTACACCGGAATCAGCGGCGAGGAGGAGACCCCATGACCGGGCACTCACCGGAGCAAGCCCCGAGCCTGGCGGCGCAGGTAGCGGCGGTCGAGGCGACGTTGGACGCCGCTGAACGGGTCGCCGCACCCGGCCGCGCTATCGTCCGCGCCGTGTGGATCCGGGACGCGCTCGCCACCGGCCTACCGCAGACGGGGCTCGGGGAACACCGGAAGGGCGCGATCTGATGACCGTTGTCCTCGCGGAGCATGACGTGACGTTGCATTGCGGCGACGTCCGCGACATCCTCGCCCATCTCCCGTCCGAGAGTGTCAACTGCTGCGTGACGAGTCCCCCTTACTACGGTTTGCGGGATTACGGCGTCGACGGGCAGATCGGCTTAGAGCCGTCCCCGGCCGAGTATGTGGAGACGCTGCGGCAGGTGTTCGCCGCGGTGCGGCGGGTGCTGCGCCCAGACGGCACACTCTGGCTCAACCTCGGCGACTCCTACAGCGGCTCAACGTCCATGACCGGAACGAAGTCGATGCGACAACGGCTGAACGGGTCGCATCTCCGCAATGACGTCATTTCCCGAGGCGATCACGGCATCCCGCCGAAGAACCTCCTCGGCATGCCATGGCGTGTGGCGTTCGCGCTCCAGGATGACGGGTGGACGCTCCGCAACGACGTCATCTGGCACAAGTGCCTCAGTGGTGGCGCGTGGTTGTGGGCGCGTACCGCGAAAGGTGACATGCCGGTCATGGTTAAGGACCTCGTGCGGCTCGACCCGACCACGGTGCGTCTGTGGAATGGGCGAGTGTGGACTCGGGTGCTCGGCTGGACCCGGTCGGATGTCACGGATGAGCGAATCGAGGTGGTGCTCCGCTCCGGCGAGCGGATCGGCTGCACAGGTGACCACCGCTGGCCGACAGGCAGAGGAAACATCGAAGCGCGGAACCTACGCGTCGGCGACGTTATCGAGACGTGCACGCTCCCTGAACCGGCCGATGCGGAGTCGCCGGGCTACCTGACCGATGACGTGGCATGGTTGATCGGTCTCTACCTAGCCGAAGGCTCGCGGTCTGGGGACGTGGTTCAACTCTCGTTGCACGCCGATGAGGCCGAGTGGCTGCCTCGCATTCGAGCCGCTGTGAGAGATCTCGGCGGGACTATGACCCACGGGGTCGTCGGCAACAGCCTCGCGGTCCGCGCGAACGGGCGGGTGCTCCGCGCTGCGATCGACACCTTCGTCGGCGGAACTGGCGCGCGAGACAAGCACCTACGCAACGGGGCGTGGCAATTGCCGAACACCGCGCTGAGGGCGATCGTGCGCGGCTACCTCAACGGCGACGGCCACTACGACGTGAAGAACGACCGGTGGCGGCTCGGGTTCGCCCGCAACTACGACCTCGAACGGGACCTTCGAACGGCTGCGGCTCGCCTCGGCGCGACGCTGACGCTGCACCCGCGCACCGCCACGGACGGCACCGGCAAACGGCATCCGATCTTCCGGGGCGAGTGGCGATGGATCCGTTCCGGACACGGCAACGAGAAGGATCGCGGCCAGATCGTGGCGCTGCGCCGTTCCCGCGCCCGCCAGTTCTGGGACATCGCGGTCGCCGATGACCCGCACCTGTTCGCGCTCGCCTCCGGGCTGCTGACGCACAACTCGAACGCGATGCCCGAATCCGTCACCGACCGGCTGTCGACACGGTATGAGCATGTGTTCCTGTTCACCAGGTCACGCCGGTACTGGTTCAACCTTGACCCGATCCGTGAGGAACGCTCCGCCGCGACGCTCGACCGATACCGCTATGCGTTCAAGGCGAACAGCAACCCTGCCAGCCATACGAATCATCTTGCCGACGGCAGCATGATGACCAACGCGAATGAGATGGGCCGCAACCCTGGCGATGTGTGGACTATCGCCACCCAGCCCTACCCGGAAGCGCACTTCGCGACGTTCCCGCCCGAGCTGGCTCGGCGCTGCATCGCCGCGGGCTGCCCCCCAGACGGCACAGTGCTCGACCCATTCGCCGGGTCCGGGACCACGCTCATGGTCGCGAGGAACCTGCTCCGCAACTCCATCGGCATCGAGTTGAACCCGGAGTATTGCGACCTGACCGTCGACCGTATCGGGCAACCCGTGTTTGAGGTGCAACCGGCCGTGCCAACGGCTGCGGAGGTCGTCGAACTACCGGAGCCGTCGCCGTCGCTGTGGGCGGAGCTGTGAGCCCGTCGAACGAGACCGAGCTGCTGGCGTGCATCGTCGACCTCGCCGCCTCCACCGGTTGGTGGTTGCATCATGACCGCCCGGCCCGCACCGAGCACGGCTGGCGGACCGCTGTGCAGGGCAACGCAGGGTTCCCGGACTGTCTGCTGGGTCGCGACGGTGTGGTGCTGATCCGGGAACTAAAGGGCCGCTACGAGAAGCTGACACCCGCGCAACTCGCGTGGGCGCAGCGGCTCGCCCCGGGCTGGCTGGAGGTCCGCGCGGCGCTGCCGGACGACGAGACACGGCTGGTGTTCGACGTGTGGCGCCCCCAGGACTGGGACACCCGCATCGTGCCGCTGCTCACCGCGCCGCGGCGTGGCGGCGTTGACTACCGGTCACGAGTCCCGGATGGTTGACGGGGTGAACTGCCAGGGATGCGGGACCGAGGCACCGCCCTCGGACGGGTCGCGCGACGCTAGCGCGGTGAGAGCGGGGTGGCTGGTGTGGGACATGACGACGCACGGCGGGGAACCATTCCGGACGGTGCTGTGCCCGGACTGCCGCCCTTCGTCGCCGACGGCAGCACTGTCGACCAGCGCGAGGCCGCCGTCCTGACCCCACCGGCCGAGACCCCGGGAGGGCATGCGGTGTCGGTGATGCGCTGGCCAGCCGGTGCCGTGTCCGTGGTCTGCACCCGGTGCGGGGAAGGCGTCCTCGACTCCACCCAGGCCGCGGCGACCATTGTGCTGGATGAGGTGCCATGCTCGGGCTGATCGTGCGGGCGCTGGCGGTGTGGCGGCTGACGCAGCTCGTCGTCGACGACGAGGTGACGAGACCATTCCGTGATGCGGTGAATCGACGTTGGCCCGAGTCGAAGCTCTCATATCTCATTACATGCAACGCCTGCGTGTCGGTGTGGGCTGCGCTGCTCATGGCGCTGGCTCCGGCGTGGCTTGCCCGGGTCCTGGCCTGGTCAGCGTTTAGCATCCTCGTCGACGAGTGGCGCGATGAGCGCGCCGCCGCGGCGTTGCAGCGGAGGATGCGTGGCGCGCAACCCGTTCCGGCCCGCCCGCCCGAAGAAGCTGTCCGCGCCGCGGCCGATCACGTCGGCGGCGGCCCCGGTGCGGTTGAACCGCCGCTCCGACCTGGAGATGATCCGCGCCCGGAACGCGGTGTCCCGGACGTGGCAGTTGGAGGCGTGGCGCACCTACGACGTCCTCGGTGAAATCAATTTCGCGTTCAACCTGATCGCTAACGCGTTTAGCCGGATCCGGTTCCACGCCGCGGTCGCGGTGAACCCGGACGAGGCGCCGGTGGAGGTCGCGGACGGGTCGACGCTCGACCTCGGCGGCGGTAAGGAAGTCGGCGCGCGGGGCGGGGTGGACCCGCGGCTGGCGGAGCGGGCCCGGGAGTTCATGAGCAAACTGAACACCGGGCACGGGATGGCGACGCTGCAGCGCGCGTACGCGTTGAACCGGATGACGGCCGGGGAATGCTACCTGTGCCTCATCGAAGACGAATGGTCGATCAAGTCGACGTTCGAGCTGCTCGTCGATTCCGGCGGGACGATGAAGCTGCAGCCGTCGATCACGACCGGCACCATCCCACCCCGTGACCTCCCGCAAGGCTCGTCGGTGTACCGGATGTGGTCGCCGCATCCCCGCTATTCCGGTGACCCCGACGCGGGGCTACGGTCCGTCCTGTACTTGTGTGAGCAACTTATCCGGTTGAACCGGATGATCTCGAACACCATCGCGTCGCGGATGAACGCCGGGATTCTGCAGATCGCGACGCAGATAGCGGACGCCGCTAGGACCCCGGGCACCGAAGACAACATCAACGACGACCCGGCGACCGTGCCGGAGACCGACCCGTTCGACACGATGATCATGAACGCGATGATGCAGCCGGTGCAGGACGACCAGGCCGGTGCCGCTGTCATCCCGGTCATCCTCAAACACGACCACGCGTACATGGACGGCGTGAAGTGGACGTCGCTGGCCCGGGACATCGACCAGCACATGACCCTGTACGCGGAGAACCTCCTCGGGCGGATCCTCAACGGCATCAACATCCCGAAAGACGCCATCACCGGTTTCCAGAACGTCCGGTACGCGAATGCGCAGCAGATCACCCAGGACACCTTCACGCAGGCCGTCGAACCGTTGGCGTTGGCGTTCTGCGACGACCTCACCGACATCTACCTGAAGCCGCTGCTGAAGGCGGACATGCTCGCTGCCGGGTGGGAACCGGAGCAGGTCGACAAGATGGTCGTCTGGTACGACCCGTCCGAGGTCGTGACCCGCCCGGACCGGGGCGCGGACGCCGACGCCGGGTGGGACCGCGGCGCCCTGTCGAACGACGCGTGGCGGCGAGCCCACGGCTTCTCCGCCGACGACGCCCCGTCGGATGAGGAGCTGATGCAACGCACCCTGATGCGGTCCGCGCAGCTCCCCCCGAACCTGATCGACTACGTCGCCCGGAAACTGTGGCCGGAGTACTTCAAGGACGCGCCGCCTTTGGTGACGCAGAACCAGGCCGGGATGAACCAGGCCGCGACCGCGCCGCTCGGCGCGCATGTCCCCCGGCCGGGCGCCGGTGCCGAGTACGGCGGCCCGCAACCCCAGGCGCCGAGGAACCCGGCGAACGAGTTCCGGCTCCGCGGCGTCCCGAACGGGCAACCCCGGCAAGACGCCAACGACGCCGGGTCGATGGGTGACCTGAACCCGAACGGGACTCTGCCGCCACGTGACATGACACGCACCCAATGACCGAGATCCGGAGGCTGCCGGTGCTAGCCTGCGCCGCAACTGCCGCCACTACCGAAGGGCCGCTGCAGTGACCGCGAGCATGATCCCCATCGTCGCGTCAGCCGACGACATCGACACCGGCGTGAAGTATGGCAACAACCACCCGAACGCCCGCTGGTACATCGGTAAGCGGCTCGAAGCCCTCGACGCGGTCGAGCGGATCCCGGAGGACTGGCCGGAGACGCAGCCGATCGTCGCGGCCCGGATGCCGAAGCTGGGCACCGGGAAACGGTTCGCGAACCTGAAGGGCCAGTTGGCGCGGCGCGGCGTGAACAACCCCGGCGCGCTCGCCGCCTACATCGGCCGGAAGAAGTTCGGCGCGAAACGGTTCGCGAAGCTCGGCGCGAAGGCCCGCACCGCAGCCGCGATCACCGCCGACGCCGCTGACACGGGAGACGTCGACACGGAGCCGATGAGTGACACGTCGCAGGCCGGGCAGCCCACCGCCGGGTGGCTGCGCCGGGTCCGCGCCGAGATCAACGAGGCCGGGGTCGACCCCGACTACGTCGAGGCGACGGTCCCGGGCGGTTTCTCGTCGAACTACGACGGCACCGACGCAGTCACCTACGCCGAGCAGCTCATCGAGGCGTACGCGGAGTCCATCGCTGACGAATTCCCGGAGCTACTCGAAACCGACAGCGACGGCCAGGGCGACGACAGCGACCAGGCCGACGGCGACGACGTGACCGGCGACAGCGGCGGGGGTGAGCCGCAGGCGGTGCAGACCGCGGTCCCCGAAGCCGCCGCAGGCGCGGTGACAGCGTCGGGTGCGCACACCGTGAACTTCTACGGCGGTGTGTCCCCCGACAGCCTAGTCGCATCCGTGCGGGAAGTGGTGCAAGGTGAACTACGGTCGCTGCTCGCCGCGGCGCCGCCCCGCACCCCCGACGAGGAGCTGCCATCCGATTCGGTCGGGGTGGTCGACCCGGACGGTGACGGC